GGGCAATGTAATGGCTGAAGAAAAAGATCCTGATTTTCTAGATGAAATCTATAAACCAAAGAAACATCAAACAGAAGAACCCGTTGCTAACACTGATCCACATTTCGTGAGAGGTTATGACTGATGCCTTTGAAAATTATTGGTGAAGTGAATGAATTGGGCCGGCCCCAAGAGTTTCATGGTGGTGTTGAAAAAAATGAAGTAAATAAGAATGCCAAAGGTGGTACGGAGTTAATGCAAGATGGACTTCAGCAACGACTACCGAAAGGTTTACTAAATGAATTTCAAATCATTGCTTCGCGTCTTCGTGGTATCGATCCTGAGCGTAAGTCTATTCTCTGGTTGCACGATCTGGCGGAAGACCCTGAAGTCAAACACTTATCTGACCCTAGAAGTCGCGAGAGATTCTCAAAACTCGTCTTTGTCAGTCATTGGCAGTTTACTACTTACAATAAAGTTTTAGGTATTCCATATGGTGAATCTATTGTATTAAAGAATGCCATTGAACCTATCCCATCTCATGCTAAACCAACAGATGGTCCTATTCGTCTAATCTATCACACAACACCGCATCGTGGTTTGGATATTCTATTAGCGGTATATGAAAAACTCTCTGATAAATGGAAAGACCAAATTCATTTAGATGTATACTCTTCATTTAAAATTTATGGTCAGGACCAAAGAGATACACAATATGAAAAATTATTTGATATCTGTAGACAACATCCTCATATTACATATCATGGTACTGTATCTAATGATGAGATTAGGTTAGCTTTACAGGAAGCACATATTTTTGCATATCCATCTACTTGGCCTGAAACATCTTGTATTGCTGGAATTGAAGCTCTATCAGCTCAGTGTGTAATGGTATGTCCATCTCTTGCTGCTTTACCAGAAACAACTGGTGGATTTGCTTTGATGTATCCATTTAATGAAGATAAACAACAACATGCCAACATGTTTTATAATGTCTTAAATGCTGCTATTTCAGAAGTTCATGATGAGGATATGAAAACTAAGTTACTCTTACAAAAGATGACTATTGACACATTTTATGAATGGGATCTAAGAGCTCAAGAATGGCAGGGTCTACTTCGTTCTCTCTTAGAAGAATAATCACATTGCGAAGCTTTCTCCACAACCGCATTGGGCGGATGCATTTGGATTTATGACTTTTAAATATGAACCGCCCAATTCATTTACATAATCAATTGTACATCCAAGTATAAACATTTCAGCCATATTGTCTATAACTAAAATGTCCTCTATTAGTGTTCCTTGCTCTGTAGATTCTGCAAAGTCCCATTTATATTGAAATCCGCTACAGCCTCCACTTAATACACTCAGATGAATATATCTAGAGTCATATGAATTTAACATACCACTTAGATAGTCTTTGGCATTCTGAGTAATATTAAGTGGAAAGCTCTTCATTTATTGTGTCAACGCATTCAATGGATTTTTCAAAGTACGATTAATTTGTTTATTAATATTATTTTGAAGTTGTTTCATATCTGAGTCTAGTTTACGCCGAGTGAGATCAAGTCTATCTTCAGCATCTTTAATCATATCACGAGCATCCTTTTCTGACTCTCTAATTAAGGTTCTAATCTCTCTGTCAGTGCCAGAAGTTCTTTTGTCTATCTTATATATAGTATCCGATTGACGATTAATTTCTTCTTTCAAGTCAGTACGAATGTCTCTAGAAATCTCTTGTGCCTCTTTGACAAGAATGACCATATCGTCAATCTTCTCTTCTACGAGAGCAATACGTTTATCGAAACCAGACATGTCAGGTGCGGTGTAGGCAACGATCTTTTCTTTCATATCCATATAATCTTTGTACACCTCGAAACCACCATAGAGTGATCCTACGAGTGTGATGAGCGCGGTGGCAACACCTACCATTTTACCGCCAGTAAACTTAACGCCACCAAATTCTATCTCTGCCATTTCTTAATCCTTGTACTGTGAGTCTATGAGTGAGTCCATTTGCATGTTTTGTGCGTCAGTCAATATATCAGCGAATGGGTCTACCATTTGAGGCAAATCATATATTTGTGTATCTACATACCAAGTATCTCTGTCTTTTAGTGTAGTGTTTTGATAATCACTAAATCCTGCAGTATCAGCAAGTGAGGTCATTAGTGTAAGTCGAGTAGCATCAACTTGTGACATAGTTACATTCTGGTTCTGTAAAACTCTTGTTAAAATCTTTTGAGCAATCTTTTGTTTCATTTCTTGCTTCTTTTGCTCAGTAGTTTTAGTTTTAGTCTGTTTACTCTCCGCTTTTTGTGTATTCTTTTGTTCTGAATCTTTAGAATCATTTTTGCTTTCATTAGATACTGTCTCCTGCTTCTGAGGTTCAGACTCGTTATTTTCTTGTGTTGTTTCTTGTTCTGACTGTTGTTCTGGTTCAGTAGAACTTTCCTGCTCTGGTTCCTGACTCTGTTGTGACTCAGAGGCCTGTTCTGGTTCTGACTGCTGCTCTACTTCAACTTGTTGCTCAGGCTCAGGTTCAGAAACAGTCTCTTGTTGTGGTTCAGGTTCAGTTTGTGACTCAGTTTGTACCTCTGCTGTTTGTTGTGGTTCTGGTTGTGGTTCCACTTCAGCAGTTTGTTGAGGAGTAGACTCAACTTCTACCGAGGTAGGACTATCATTACTTGAAGTTGGCTCCATAGCAGGTCTTGACTCTGTAGGTGTTTCAATTGGAGCAACATCTAAATTTGCCATTTCTGATACAGCTTCAGATATTGCTTCAACCATTTCAGGTGGAGCAGACTCCATAGCTGGCATATCAACTGACGCACTAATATCAGGCATATCAGTATTACTTTCAATATTCATGCCAGTTGCCGGCATATCAGGCATTTCAGGCATCATATCTGGCATATCATCAATGGCAGGTAATTCCATAGGTGGTGGTGCCATAGATGTATCAGATGACATGTCTTCTGTTGAGATAGGTTGAGGCATAGGTGATGACATATCAGTTACCTCAACTTCTGGTGCCATGTTCACACTAACAATTTCTATCTGAACACCACCAGTATCATCAATGTTTAGATCGACAGTCATTTCAATGATATCACCAACTGCATCTGATACTACCACCTCAATGGTATCTAGAATATTATCAATCTCTTCTTGTGTAATTTCAGGCTGAGGTGGAGGTGGAGTTAGTGGATCCTCTCCAATTGGTGTAATAACAATATCATCATCTAATTCCTCTTCATCTGTTAAATCAACTGGTAAATCAACTATTATTATTTCATCGTCTGGCTCACTCCAATCACCATCATTATTATTGTTATCATTATTATTGTTATTGTCATGCCCTTGATCTTGGTCTTCAATAGTCTCAGTAATCGTTTCAATTATAGTCTCAACTACATCTTCAACTGTTTCTGTAACTGTATCATCCTCTACATCGTCATCATCAACCGTAGTAATTGCATCGTCAGCCGTAGTATCTTCTGTGGTATCAGTGTCGGTGTCAGTAGTATCATCCACTGTAGTATCTTCTGTAGTAGTATCTTCTGTGGTATCGGTGTCGGTGGTATCAATATCAATGGTTACCTCAACTGTCTCTGTCTCTGTAGTATCAGTATCAGTGTCAGTGGTATCAGTTGTATCCTCTGTTGTATCTTCTGTTGTCGTTTCTTCGGTTTCAATAGTGATAGTTGTAGAGTCACTTTCTGTTGATGTTAGTTGTGTAGTAATATATTCAGTAACCGTATTTGTAATCTGTTGTTCTATTTGCTGTATGACAGTCTGATATAAGTTGTGTGTAATAGTCACACTTGGATTTTTGATTAGTGGACCAAGATAAGTTGGTTGACCGTCACCTCTTGTACCATCACTTAAATCATAGTTACCTACATCATATCCATAACCTTGAATTGTTGCTATAGCAGAACTGGTTAGATTGTTCTGCGGTACAGTCAATGAAGCAGAGTAAGATTCAAAATTTGTAGGTCCATTGTCGATTGTATGAGTCGTAACACTTTGATAAGTTTCACTACCATCGGTAACTGTTATAGTCATAGTAAAAGAGTCTGCAGGTCCACCAGTACTTGAAGTACATCTAAATGTAGTTTGTGTATTAAAACAATTTAACATATCAGCTTGTGTGTCAATATCAAAGCCGCCTTGCCACTGTTCCTCTGTCATATAACTATTCAGATTAAATTGTGAGGTTACAGTACCACCATTAGGACCAAATATTAGTAGTGTATCTGATACACTATCACTAGAACCATAATTATGTACATCTCCACTGTATGTTGGATCTATATCTTCTAAAACATTATCTGTTGTAGTTGTACCATATACTTCTCTTGTCTCAACCTGTGTAATCTGAGTCGTCACGACCTCCGAGGTCGTAGCTTCAATAATCTCTTCAACGTATGTGGTTTCGATAGTCGTAGTTTGTTGGTCGCCAACTGTTGTTACAACAGGGTCGCCATCAGTAGACGTAACTGTGACTTGTGTGATTATACCACCATTTGGTCCAGTGTCGCCAGGTTGATATTGCTGGTCATATGCTATAGCACTTGAAGAACATAATAGAAGAAAAGCAAAGACAAATTTACTTATCGTTATAAAATTCTTCATCTTCGTCTGGGCTACCACCTATAATTAACTTTGTTTTTGGACTACCAGTAACTTTTTGTTTTACTACAGGTTTTACTTCTTTCTTAACTACAGGTTTTTCTTTTTGTTTTTTCTTTTCTCTCTTGACTTCTCGAATCTTTTTCTTTAGAATATCTGAACCATCAGGAATATCACCAGGGTTAGCAACCCAAGCAGTCAATGCTGCTTTACCGATTTTACCTTTATATGGACAAGGAGTCCCGGCCATAATCATAGCGTCAAAGATTCGAGCATCTTGACATAGAGTAGATACAGCAGCTACTTTCATTCCCATACCAAAGAGACTACGTGCCAATTTAATTCTTTCACAATTTTCATCGGTGATGGTTATACCAGTTGCAACACCTACAAGTCCTGTTTGAACTGCTCCACTAAGACCTTGTTTACAAACATCATTATTATTAATAACAACACTAGGTGCAGATGCAGTAGGTGGAGTTTTATCCACAGTGGTTGTACCAGATACGGTATTAGTACCAGTGACGGTTGAGGTTACTGTATTTGTTTGTGCTTGTACATTTCCAGCAACTACTAATGCACCATAGATGATAAATAGAATTAGAAAAAATTTTGTAAAGGGGTTCATTCGCTTCTCCGAATTTAAGGGGTTGACAACAGAATTAAAATGAAGTATAATATTAATAATGATGAAAAACGAACAAACCAATTCAGTAGGTAAATTTTACCCGGTAATTATTACCATATCTACACTATTTATCTATTGAGCTTGTTCTTAGGAGAATGTAAATGGCAAACAAAATCCGTAAACGTAGAAAACCCATGACTAAAGAACAAAAAATTGCAGCATCACAACGTCTTGCAAAAGCGCGTGCTGCAAAAGGTCAGTCAAAAAATTTGAGTGTCCATAAAGATATTCGTAACCTACCTGATGATCATCCAGTTTCTCCTGCAAAAGTTAAGAAATGGATCAAGTCGAATAAAGAGGCTTTAGCCGTAGCTAAAAAAGAAGCCAGGACTAACAAAAAGGCCATAGGTCGAGTTAGTGTGTTAGATACCTATGTAACCAACATGGAGCGTTATCTTAGAACTGGTGTTTGGTTTGATCTGTTCTACGGTGAAAACCAAGAGCATAAAGTTCGACGTAAAGCAACGACCTTGGCTTATGACAAGGATGGAAGTGTTAAAAGAGAAGTCGGTGTTATCTATCCCGATATTGGTAAGTACACTCAAGAAATGTATGAAGAAGACAATAATCTATAAATAAGTCTATAAATGGGTTTATAAACCTTTTTATAGAACGAAAGGGTTAATATGACAGACAATGTAATCAAGTTTCCAAAAGAAAACATGAGAGATAAAACACCAGATCTTCCAAAGACTGAAGATGAACTATTTAAAGCTATCACTATTAATCGAATGATGCTAGTTGATGAGGTGGTTAATACTCTCTTTAACAATATGGGAACTAAGCTATACTTCCAAGGATTCCCAGTCGATGATAAAGAGTTTTTCCAAGACTATGTTTTAGTTGGAGAAATGCTCAGGGCTGTACTTTATAACTCTGTAGAAGTAGACCATCCACTCTATCAAGTATTATTAGATAATAGAGATAAGCTTAAAGACTTGACAGATAAAGGTGATTTAGTTATTATGGAAGATGATGATGAAGGACTATTTGACGAAGAGTTTTAATTTTAGGTGAACCATGATTTTACTTGATTTTTCCCAGGTATGCCTATCTGGAATTTTGGCGAGTGGAAATAAAGACTTTAGTGAAGACTTAGTGCGTCACATGGTTTTGAACTCTATTCGTAATTTTAATAAAAGATTTTCAGATTATGGCGAATTAGTTATATGTTGTGACGATAAAAACTATTGGCGTAAGAAAGAGTTTCCTTACTACAAAGCCAATCGTAAAAAGACCCGCGAACAGTCGGCACTTGATTGGAATATGATTTTTAATACTCTAAGCACTATCAAAGAGGAGATTAGAGAAAATTTTCCTTATGTAGTATTACAAGTGAGTACTGCCGAGGCTGATGACATCATTGCTACTATGGTCGAGCGTTATGGTAACAATGGTGAAAAGATTATGATTGTTTCTGGTGATAAAGATTTTTCTCAGTTACAGAGATATAAAAGTGTATCACAATATTCTCCGATAACTAAGAAGATGATTAAAGTTGATGACCCTATGGAATACCTGTACGAACATGTTATTCGCGGTGATACAGGTGATGGTGTTCCTAACATTATGTCTCGTGATGATGTATTTGTGAATGGGTTACGACAGAAACCATTAACTAAGAAAAAAGTCTTTGCAATGATTGAGGAAATGAAACGTGGCATTACTCCGTTTGATGGTGAAGTGAAGCGTAACTATCTCCGTAATATCCAGTTGATTGATTTAACTAGAGTTCCTCAATTCATTCGTAAAGAAGTTATACATAGCTATAATAACTATGAACGTAAAGATCGTTCCTTGTTATTGAACTATTTTATTAAAAATAAATTGAAAAATCTTATGTCAGATATTCAGGAGTTTTAAGGTGAAACAAGGAGTTGCAGAGCTTCTAGAAGAAGTTTCTAAGTTGAAAACAAAAAAAGACAAGACTACTAGATTAGTTGAAATCAGACAATCACATCCTCATGTGATGACTATGTTGAAGTATATCTTCAAGAGTACAATTTTATGGGATTTGCCAGAAGGTGATCCACCATATAAACCACAACCAAAAGAAGCTGATTTACAAAATATGTTATTTTCAGAATTTAGGAGATTGAAGATTTTCATGAAAGGTGAATATCCTCAGATGAAACCTATCAAACGAGAGACATTGTTTATTGAGTTTCTTGAGTCAATAGACCCAGATGATGCAAAGATGATTCTTTCTATGAAGGATAAAAAATCACCATATAAGGGTTTAACTAAAAAACTAATTACCGATACATTTCCTCAAGACACGGTAGGTTGGTAAAATGGGAAAGACATTCAAGCGTTCCTCTTCAAAATGGGATGATGATGATTACGACTTTCAAGAGTCCGATAATCGTAAGGCGAAGAAGTTCAAAAAACTTCGCGAAAGTCGGCGAAAGAAACAACATGAAAATAATGATTTGATTGAGAACAGGGACAGCTTTGATGATAGACCTGACTAAGAAAACTGCATTCATTATCGGTAACGGAGAAAGCCGTGCAAAATTTGATCTCACAACTTTATCACCACATGGTACGACTTACGGGTGTAATGCTCTATATAGAGACTTCTATCCTGATTGGCTGGTGTCTATTGATGACGGGATGATTGCCGAGATTAAGAACAATTCAAATTTTCCTCTTGACCGTTTTATCGAGCCACCAGAGGAAGAGAAGTATGAACCATTGGAACTATACAATGCTCCACCCGGCACCCGTACACCCAGATCAAATGCTGGTATGAATGCGATGATTGAGGCAATTCGTCATGGACATGAACAACTTATCATGATTGGATTTGATTTTATTGTTGCTAACGAACAGATTGGTACGTCTAACATGTATGACGGTACTGAAAACTATGGCCCTAATACACGAGCGTCATTTCAAGATCAAGCACGTAGAATGAATTATCTCAACTGGTTTATCGACAAAAACTGGGATATTGATTTCATTTTCTGTTATCCTGTAATGGAAGGTGGAGTTACCATTTGGGAGTTTATGTGTGAGAGAGAAGTTGGTGGATTAACTTACAAAGAGTTAGAAGATGCCGTTGCTTGAGTTAATAGTAGAAGCTTTCTATCTGTATATAATCATGGGAATGTGTCTAGCAGTATTTCATTGTTTTGGTATATTCTATGTAATAAATTATGTTGATGATAGTAAAGAAATAACTGTAATCGATATAATTAATCAGACATTAACATGTGTATTTGAGTGGCCTTCAATCTTATATACATTTCTAAATAAGAATAAATAGGATTGAAGGAGTTAAGATGCCCGAATATACTTTTTTTCATACTGAGACAGGCATGGAATGGGATGAAATCATGTCATTCTCAGAGAAAGAACAATTCCTGAAAAACAATCCTAAAGTTGAACCAGTTCTCCGCTCCCTGAATATTGTTTCAGGGGTTGGCGGTATTCGTAATGATGCTGGCTGGAATGAGGTCTTACAAAAGACTGCAGAAGCACATCCAGGCAGTGAACTTGCAGCCTCTATGGGTTCTCAACAGTCAACAAAGGAGGTAAAGACAAGAAAAGCAGTAGAAAAATGGAGAAAGTCTAGAGCTGCCAAGGGTGACTAAATTAACCCTAGCAAGAAGGAACACTAATAAATGTCCCTGCAATACAACTACGAAGACGACTATTCAGTAAATGGTAATATTACCTCGTTTCCTAATAAGAAACAATTTAGAGAATTAACAAAAAGACAAAGGAGACAACTTCGGAAAGATCAGCAGATAGCAAAAAATAGTTCCCTAAAGATTAGAAATATCCAGCCAAAGACAGACAATCAAGATATAGTCTTTCGAAACTTTGATGATGGATATAATCTATTACTCCACGGGCTCGCAGGCACAGGTAAGACATTTATTTCTCTCTATCTTGCGCTGTCAGATCTTATCGAAGGTTATGGTGACCAAAAAAATATTACTATAGTACGTTCTGTAGTTCCCACCAGAGACATGGGTTATTTGCCCGGTAATCAAAAGGAGAAATCAAAAGTATACGAAGCACCATATGCTAACATCTGTTCCGAGTTATTCGGTCGTGGTGATGCATATGAAGTATTAAAAGGTCGAGGCATGATCGACTTCATCACAACATCTTTTGTTCGTGGTGTAACACTTAATGACACAACGGTCATTGTAGATGAGTGTCAGAACCTTTCGTTTCATGAACTAGACTCTATCATCACTCGCCTTGGCGAGAATAGCCGTATCATCTTCTGTGGTGACTTCAGACAAAGCGATTTAGTTCGTGATGATGAAAGAAAAGGAGTCTTGACATTCATGAAGATTCTTAGTAAGATGAAAGGGTTCGAATCAGTTGAGTTCGAAGAAGAAGACATCGTAAGAAGTAAACTTGTAAAAGAGTACATCATCTCAAAAGTAAGGCATGGTATTGTATAGGAGAAAATAATGCAACGTGACTTGAATGAATTGTATAATATGGTTTGTACTGATCGTAATGAGTATCTACAGGCAGTTCAGGCCGTGGTAACATTCTCTGGTTTATACGGAGAAGAATTG